TCAACCTTCCTCTCTCCGACCGTGTTGGAGAGAGGAAGGTTGAAAAGACAGGGGGGGTAGGCGTGTGTCTAAGAAAAGCACCCTCAGAACGTGACCCCTTCTTACTATTGCAACTTGCACAGCATGCAACTAAATTCTCATAGGCAATAGGATCACCTCCTGCAATGATTGGAATGACATGATCGACAGTACTTGCTGGCATCTGACAATAGAAGCATGACCACTGATCCCTTGCTAACACTTGAAGCCTTCTCTTCTTATAGGCTCTAGTGCCTCTGGGATCTCCACGCTTTGTACTCATTGCCAGCCCTTAGTCTTTAGATGATGTAATGCATTGCAATAGTTAGGCTCATCATACTGTGTCATTCCATAACGGTGTGATACATACTCCCAGTACTTCCAGAACTGTAGTTCCGGTATAGCTACACGCATACTCTTAATCTTCATCTGATAGAGACCATAGGCTTGTTTAGTACCACCTTTATTACCTATGGCTTTATGGTTCCAAGTACTCTCTCTAAACACTATCTCATTATGACATTTATATTGCTTATCCGTTAATTGATAATCTACTAATACTTGAAGCTTCTTATATCGATCTATAGAAGCTTGTGATAATTGTGTACTAAATAGGCATAGAGATAGCGCCATAAGTAAGATAAATGATGATTTACGTTTTATCGATTTAGATTTGTTTATTAGTGAAAGATCATTCTCTTTCCTTACTTCTCTCTTGGTCTGTACGGGTCCATCGTACACCATCAAATCAAGTCCTCTATGCGTGGCTATAGATAATCGTCTCACTATGTGGACGTGATATGTGTCACACATGACTATCCGTTATCCGTTGAATAGAACCCGGAGCCATTAAACGAGACTCCTATGCTTGAATACACCTTATGCATGGGTGAATGGCAGAATGGGCAGTTTAGATCATGAGGCTCAGCAATCTCGAACTCTTGCTCGTAGCGAGCATTAGCCTCACATTTAGGATCATCGCACTCGAACTCATATATGGGCATTAGATTACCTTCTCGCATTGGCGACAGATTGATTGAGCAAATGTCCAAGCGCCACACATTGAACATCTTATAGGCTCTAGTTTATCAGTACTATCTTGCATATCAGCGTAACCTGATTGAATAAGAAGCTTCACCAGATCACTCATTCGTATGATCGCCAAGTACTTTTCTGGCGTTTCTCCCATACCGTTGAGTCTAAGACACCCGAAGCCAAGTTCCCCTGACTTTGATGTCCGAGCCTCGATCTGACGAAGCAATTCTGGAATCGATATAGAAGCACGGGCTTTAACTTCGCAATCAAACGGAACTCCCAGAATATCTTTACCCATTCCACGACCTACGGTCGCATTAGTCCACCATGTCGAAAGGTACATGGCGACAACGCGCTCAGTGCGGAATCCTCTATGTTTTCTTGATTGTGTCACGCTTTGCCCGCACTGTTACGGGTGTGACAGTTCTTGCACTGCCACTCTTTAAGTATGTAGCGCTGTCTAATCTGTATCCAGTTAGGCATAACATTACACATCTGGCAGATCAGCTTGTAACCAAGTTCTTCTAGTGCTATTGCATTCGCCCGTAAATTAGCTTCTTCTTCTGCTGTAGGAAATGTCTCCCACTCGCCGTCTTGATTGTAGAACTTGATGTATCCCATTATTCCCCCACCTCTGTCATTATCTGACCGCCTGTTTGCGCCATTCACCACTAGGTGATATCTCATACCAGATTACATCGTCTGGCTTCTGGCATCGAGTTATTTCACCATTAGCAGCAGCCATACATTTAAAGTGCCCCCATGGCTTACCGGTCTTCGCTGTACCAGTTTTCCAATACATCTCGCCATGAGGACATCGAGGAATATCCCTCTCGGTCTGACCACCAATAATCTCTTGAACCATCGCAACCGCTTCCTGAATTGTGGCCGCTTGTGGTGCACTCTTGACTGTCCATGGATCATCCTCTCGAACTACTGGAATGTATTCTCCCGATGATTGTGCCATCTTGGCCTTTGTCTCTTCTTTAAGTTTAGTTAGATCTTCTGACTTCACTACTTTCCCCATTTCCTCGCGACTAGCGCGCTTTCCTTTGGTGGCATAACCAGCATTAGCGAGCGCACGACCGATAGCTGAAGTCTCGCAATTTTCCAGAGCAGAAGTAGAGTTAACCCCACGCCCCGCTACTGTCTCTTCTGCGAGCCCAGTTGTCCAAGCCCGCGGATCTAACTCTGTCCTATAGATTGAAGCTGCAACAATATATTGAGTTCCGGACGATGAAATAATCTGGGTATGAATCTGTCCATCTGGGTGATCCTTCCAAAACTTAATGAGTCGCTCTTCTACTGTCTCGTAATCTTCAAGATTAAACATAGTTATCATCCTCTTCTTCAGTGGCTAGTTCACATGCTATCGCAAGGTAGGCACACGCATCGATATAGCTGTCGAGGTGGCTAGGTGTTTCTTGTAGTCGTGCGAGTTTAACTTCGACCATCGCCAGACAAGCTTGATAATCCGATACTGGTACTTCAAGCATCTGCTGGAGTCTAAGTGCGATTCTTGTCTGATTAACTCTAGGGTGACCATAAACTCGTCCTCGGTCTCCGATGATGTCAGTTGCTGATAAAAGAACTTCACTGGCTTTCACACTCTCACCTTATCAATTCGCTCGTAGTAGGCGCGGACCGCTTTACGCCCCTTAATATAGCCGCTATTTGACCCAGCCTTATAACCTAATAAAAAGCTGAGGATTGTGGCTACTACGAATATAATCTGTAGCACTGTCATGATTCCCTTTCCTATAAGCGCCCTTCGCTTATGGATTAACTGTGACAGGTATCTAGGCTTATGCAAGAGGATTTAGGTAACGAAATGATAACGATTCTGAGCTTTGGACACGTGGCTACTATACTGGACACTTAAGTCGTTATCTAGGTCGTCCATAGCGCTTACCAGCTACTAGAAAAGTACCATCCTTCTCGATGTAGATGATGTCCACCTGTACGTTCTTACCGTCTGCGTACATGATGGCAAAAGCTTGCTGCCAGTTAGCCGATCCTTTGGTATAACTAGCCTTGCTAAAGTCCATCAGATTACCTACTTCCACGCCATGCAGGACACGCCCTATACGGCCTCCAGAGGCCTCTGAAAAGGACGATCTCCCTGCCCTGTGGGTATGACCCGAGATGACACTCTTCCCGTGTCTACGGGCTGCCTCAAGGGCTGAGAGACCCCCTTGTGACTTGATAGGGGTATGGTCGCCATGCACTGCTATCCAATTGTAGGCTATAGGGTAAGGCTTCTTGTGGAAAGTGATGCCCAGTTCGTCAAACTTCATGAACTTCTCGAACCTAAGTTCGGGCAAGGATAAGAAAGATGGGATCTTACGCATGATCTGATTGTAAAGACGGTCCGTGTGGTTGCTGCGGATGACTTGGGTTACTTGTAGATCGTAAAGAACCTGAACAGCTTCATCGCGATCATCTCCAAGAGTCTGTTCATATGCCTCTGGTGTCCCTTCTGACCACTTGCTGATTGTATTGAAGTCAATCTCATCGCCGATTGTAACTACTTCATCAGGTTTGAACTTGGCTATAAAACCTACTAAATTCTTTACTGCGTGTCTATCATGAAATGGTACTTGTAAATCGCTAACGATCACAATGCGTTTCATTTAGTCCTCGTCGTCATCCTCATAGGGTATGCGATCCACTCGGTCGGGGATCGATGGCAAGATCCAGTCAGGGTAAGCCCCCGGCTCGACAATAATTGCAAGGCTGATCTCTACTGATAATCCTGCTTTGCGTAGGGATGTATACATCTCCTGAAGAGATATCGCCCACGCATCTAAGGCGTTATAAGTATCGAGATCGATAACCTTTTTCTTGGCCATAATAAAATTATCGCTCTAAAAGGATTAAAAGGATTTCATCGACACGCGCGTTAAGTCGCTTAATTTCATTGAGTAGGTGCGTGATGACGAAGCCAGCCATGCCACCAAGAATAGCAATACTGGCTAGATAAAGGTTAAAATAATTTTCTACGGACATTATGCACCGATACCATAATCTTTGGAGTTCTTGCTTGCCCACTTCATGGCTGGAGCCGCTACTGCGCCTATCATGATTGCATACTGTGGAGCCAAGTCAGCCAGTAAAGCAACGCCCATAGTTACAGCTGAGGCTAATACCGCTAGACCGTAATCCTTCAACGCCTTCTTTTGTTTAACGCTTAACTTCATGAGTGCCTCCTAGCATAGGTATTTGATAAAATTCACCCAGTACGTCAGCTTCTTTCTTAAAGCTGAAGTGCGCGTGGTGGATGTGCTGATTAGATCCTGTGTACTTACGTTTTCTAAAGCGATAGGTGGCCGAATAAATGAATCCGTCGAAGATAATATAGGAGATTCTTTTATCGCCAGACTTTGCCAATGCTCGAATCTGATCGACCAGATCAGGCATGAGGTCAGGCTTCCCTTTTTTACCAGCAAGGTCGCGGTCAATGTCAATGGCACGAACCCAGCCGAGTACATCTGGATTGTGATCAGACTTGCGCGCAGCATGTCTCGTGTCACCGATCCAGCCGTCTGAAGTTCGATCTCTATCTGGGAATGCATCGTCTATCTGTTCACGTAGTTGAATCGCTGATTTGCTTAAACGCGGCTTCATTGTATAACTCCTCGCTGTTAGTCATTAAATAATATTTCCTGCCAATTAAGGTCAGCCTCAACCCACTGATAAAACTTACCATCTTCT